ATTAACACTACAAAAAAGAAGAGATGAATTATATAGCAATTTTAATGATGTTCTTATTTAGTGTTCAGCAACCTGAAATAAAACTTTTAGAAATAAATGCTGAATGGAATAAAAGAAACGATGTAAAGTTAAGCACTTTGCCAAAGGAGTATAATGGTATTCCAATAAAAAAAGACTATGCACTATTAGAAAATCAAGCTCCAAAGTTAAAAGCTACTATAAATGCAGTTCCAGTTATTATACTAATTATAGATGGTAAGTTAAAATCACAATGGACTGCTGATTTATCCTTCCAATTAAAATTAGACAAAGAAGAAGTAATAGAAGCTCTTGACTGGCATTTTAAAAGCTATACAGGAACTGCTGGGAGTACTATAGTTACTCCAAAAAGGAGAAAATCAAGTAATCAATAAAATAAAAATTATGAAAATTATAGAATTAATATTAGATGAAGAAAATGAGGACAATGGCATATCTGCGATTAGCCTCGTTGAGAACCCTGCCATCGAGGAGAACTGGGTGGCTTTAAAAAGTGATGAGGTTAAGCTAGCTGAAATAGATAAAGAAAAAAGACTGCTTCTTGGAGCGGCATTAACGCCCAATAAACCTATCTTCAGAAAGTCTCAAGATGGTGCAGAAGACTATTACATTTTCTTTTCAAAAGATACAGTTAGAAAAGCCTCTGAGTTATTTTTCAAAAAAGGTAATCAAAACAATGCAACCCTAGAACACAATGTAGACCTAGAAGGTTTAACAGTTGTAGAAAGCTGGATTGTAGAGGACTCTAAAACAGATAAGTCTGCTCTTTATGGTATGGATTTACCAGAAGGGACTTGGGCTGTATCTATGAAGGTTAACTCAGATGAGGTTTGGAATGAATATGTTAAGAAGGGCAAAGTTCGCGGATTTTCTATTGAAGCCTTTTTTACTGATAAAATGGAGCGACCAAAAGATAAGACTATAAAAGAAGAGGCTCAGGCTTCTGCTTTAGTTGAAAAAATTAGCAAACTATTACAAAATGAAGCGTAAAAAATTCAAAACAGTTAGTAGAATAAATCGTAAGGGTGGAAACAAGGCTTGTTTATGCCCAGATAAGACAACTTATGATAAAAAGTGCTGTACTGGAGAGAACCATGCTCAAGGGATAGGTGCTATTTAAAAAAAGGTGTAAAAATATGACCGATTTTGACTTTGTCATACGTTATATATATATAATATTTTATACAAATGAAAGCTACAGAAATACTTACCGAAATTAAAAAGGTTCTAGGAATAGAACTAACAGAAGAAAAGGTTGTATTGGCTACTATGAAGCTCGATAATGGGACTGAAATTGAGGCTGAAAGCTTTGAGGCAAATCAAGAGATATTTATCGTTGGTGAAGGTGAGGAAAAGATAGCCCTCCCTATTGGTGAATATACTCTCGAGGACTCGAGGATTTTAAGTGTTAAAGAAGAAGGGATCATTGCTGAGATTAAAGAAGCTGGTTCTGAAGAAGAAGCGTCTCCTGAAGAAGAAGAAGATGTGGAAGCTAAAGAAGAAGAGCAATCTGAAGCTGCTGTTAAATCAGCAGAAACAACTCATAAAGTAGTTTATGCTACTAAAGAAGAAGTTGATAAATTAAGCTCTAGCATTGCTGAGTTAAAAGCTATGATAGAAACTAAAAAAGAAGAACTAGCTGAAGAAGCTAAGACTGAAAAAGTAGAAGAAGTTGAGATGACTGCTGAAGTTGTCGAGCCTATTGCTCACAATCCAGAAGCTGCTACTGAAAGTAAAGTAGACATCCCTTATTTTCAAACTGCTCACTCAAGTTTAGTTCATCAAATGATTAACCAATACAATAACTAAAAATTAAAACTAAAATTTAAAAACTATGGCTACTACACATACTATCACTGATAATACGTACAGCGGCAAGAAGGCGGCAGGCTATCTGTCAGCGGCGTTGCTCAGTGGAAAAACTTTAAGTGCTGGAGTTGTTGACATTAGAGATAATATTCAAGGAAAAGAAGTTATCCAAGTCATAAATTCTGACGCTAATTTAATCAAAAATGCAACGTGTGATTTTACTGACACTGGTACTTTAACGACTACCGAAATTGTTCTTCAGCCTGAGGAATTTCAGGTAAATTTACAATTTTGCGCTAAGGAATATAGAACAACATGGGAATCGCTTCAAATGAAGGGTGTAAAAAGTGGAATTGCTAAAGACTTAAGTGATTTTATCTTAGAGCATGTTGTACAAAAAGTTGCTGCTAACATGGAGACTAACTTTTGGCAAGGAGCTACAGCTACAGAAGGAATGACTAATGGAGTTTCTGTTTTAGCTGGTGCTGACTCAGATGTCGTTGATGTTACTGGAACTACACTGACTTCAGCGAATATCGTCGCTGAGATGGGCAAGTTAATTACAGACTGTCCTAGCACAATCTATGGAAAAGACGACTTATACTTATATGCAAGTACTGAGGCTTTTAAATCTTATGTTTCTGCACTTGGCGGCTTTGCGGCTAGTGGACTTGGAGCTGCTGGTATAAAAGATGAAGGTCCGACTTGGTTTAGAGGACAACAAGAGCTTTATTTTGAAGGTGTTAAAGTATTCCATGCACCGGGTATGGCTGCAAATGAAATGATTTTAACTAGAAAGTCAAATTTAATATTTAGCACTAGCTTGTTCTCAGAGAATAATCAAGCGAGCATCATAGATATGTCTAAATATGATGGTTCATTGAACACTAGAGTGATCCTTAGAGGTTCTCAGGGTGTAAATATAGCTAATGGAGCAGAGATAGTATACTATACATAATATTTGTCTAACTAATTAAAAATCAATCGTATGGCGTGTTTAACAACGAGAGGAAGAGCAATCAACTGTAAAGATGTCCGCGGTGGATTGAATAGGTTATGGATAACTTCAACAGACTTAGTCACTACATTAAATAGTGATGAAGAAATTGATGACTGTACTTCAACTGCTGTCTTTTTCCAGTATGATTTAAAGAACAGTGGTAATACTATGGAAACAACTGCCAATGTCTCTAGGGATAATGGCACTACATATTTTACAACTGTATTAAATATTGTACTACCAAAATTAACTAAAGAAGACCATAAGGAGCTTAAGCTGATAAGTTACGGAAAGCCGCATCTTATCGTAGAAGACCGAAACTCTAACTTTTGGTTATTAGGTAGAGAGCATGGCTGTGAATTAACAAGTGCAAGTATATCGAGTGGCGGCGCAATGGGAGATGCGTCCCAGTATACACTTGAATTTACAGCAGAAGAGGTTAGCCCACCAAGTTTTATTAATGGAGCTACTTCATCTAATCCAGCGGCTGGCTGGTCTAGTTGTACTGAAACAATTACTGTAGGTACAAACAGCTAGAAATACTTTGTGTTTTTTGTTAAGGGGTGTGTCTTAATTGCCACCCCTCAAAAAACATAATAAATTAAAAACTATGGCAAAAAACAAAACATCAAAAGATAAAAGTATAAAGCGTAAAGCTTATAATGAAGATGAATGGAAAACAATCACTTCAGCACAATTTTTAAAAGAAGTAGAGCTAGAAGATGCTCTGGAAATTTTAAAAAAGACAAAAAGAGTTAAATCTAGTTTAGCAACTTATATAATAGAATAAAGGATGACTATTTTAGACAGAGGTCAATCAAGTCACACCTTAAACTTTATTCCAAAAGTATACAGCCCTACTGGATCAGCTATTTTTAAAGTTTTAATAAAAAACGAACAGCAAAATACAGAAGTTTATAATCAAACAGTAAGCTCATTTACAGAATTGAAGTATTATCACACTCATACTGCTACATTTGGTTTTGATGCAAACAAAGACCAAACTTATACACTAGAGATCACAAATACTGCTACAAATGCTGTTTTATATAGAGATAAATTATTTGTTACTGACCAAAGTGCTTCAACTTACTCAATTAATACTGGTAAGTACACTTTTGAAACAAGTAGCACAAATGACTACCTAGTTTATGAATAATAGCGACTTTCATATAGTAAATTTAGCAGCTTATCAAACTCCAGAGATTATTGAGGATGTAAATGAGAGTTTTATCTCTTGGGGAGAGGATAATTCATTTTATAACGAGTTAATAGAGGTTTATTTAAACAGCCCTACCTCCCACTCTATTATTAATGGAGTTGTTAATCAAATAGTAGGCAAAGGGTTCTCAGCATTAGACTCAAATAGAAAACCAGATGAATATGCTAAGTTTATACAGCTTTTTAAGAAAAAAGACCTTAAAAGAATAGCTTTAGACCTTAAATTACTAGGTGAGGCTGCTTTTCAAGTAACTTATAACAATAAAAAGGTTGTAGAGGTGTCTCATTTTAATAGAGAGACTCTAAGAGCTGAAAAATGTGATAAAAAAGGCAAAATTAGAGCTTATTATTACCATCCTAAGTGGTCTGACTATAAAAAAGGGGATAAACTAACTAGAATTCCAGTTTTTGGTTCTGGCGCTTCTAATGAATTATATATAATTAGAAGGCATATACCTTCAATGCACTATTATAACGTACCAGACTGGGTTGGATCGTTGAATTACGGCAAATTAGAGTGTTCTATAAGCGAATACCTAGTAAATGAGGTTGATAATTCCTTTTCAGGAACGAAATTAGTGAGTTTCACGAATGGCGTGCCTACTCCTGAGAAACAAAACATGATAAAACAGCAAATTTTAGACAAACTAACAGGAGCAAATGGTGAAAAAGTCATAGTTAGTTTCTCAGATAGTGCTGAAAACAAGACTACAATAGAGGATATTTCAGTGAGTGATGCAGCAGATGTATACCAGTATATCAGTGAAGAGTGTACTAGAAAGCTATTACTGGGTCATAGGATCACTTCACCTTTATTAGTTGGTATAAGAGACGGTAATCAAGGGCTAGGATCAAATGCAGAAGAGATAAAAAATGCACAAAATTTATTTGAAAATTTGATTATAAAGCCCTACCAGAGTGATATTATAGATGCTATTGATGATATACTTGCTGTGAATGGTATCGCTCTGAAAGTATATGTACAAACACTAACTCCTATTGAGTTTACAGACCTAGAAAATGCTGTAACTAATGAACAAAGAGAAGAGGAGACTGGAGAAAAGCTTTCAAGTCAAAAAGAAAAGACTATAGAGGAGACAATGTTTGATACTGTCAATGCATTAGGAGGAGACAATGAGGATACTCTTTTAGATTTTGGTTATGAGCTAGTAGATGAGAGAAAAGTAGATTATGAAAAAGAAGAAGAGCTAGATAATCAAATAAAATTAGCCTCAGCTCCTAAAGGTAGAGGTTCTGCTTCTAGTATATTAGATGGTAAAACTAAAAAAGGTCAAAGATATTTAGTAAGATACCAGTATGCACCTCTGTCTGTAAGTAATGACAGTAGAGAGTTTTGCAAAGCTATGGTAAGAGCTAAAAGAGTTTATAGAAAAGAGGACTTAGATAAGGATTTTAAAGGTAATAGTGATTTTGCTCCTAAAGGTGAGACAGACTATAATTTGTTTAAATACAAAGGAGGAGTTAATTGCCATCATTTTTGGCAAAGAAAAACATATTTGTTAAAAGATGACTCTAATATAGACCCTAACAATCCTAATGCTTCTAAATTTTTAGTCTATAAAACAACTATAGATAAAGAAGGAATTAAACTACCTACAATAGGTAAAGGTAAAACTGAAGAAGAAGCTATCGTTAGTGAAAAAATGATAGACAGAGATGACAAAGGGCGTAAAACTAAAAAGAAATAAGATATGGCAGATGTATTATTTTGTACAAAGAATGACATAGTTAGAAAAAGTCAAAACCTTGATGGTAATATTGACGCAGATCTAATAATTCCGAGCTTACATGTATGTCAAACTCAAAATTTGAGAGGTATTATAGGTACTGATCTATACAATAAACTAACAAGTGATATAACAGGAGACTCTTTGGCAAACCCTTATCTGTCTCTTCTTAATAATTATATAAAACCCATATTAATCCACTTAACACTTGCTGAATTTTTCAAAGGAGCTAGTATTAAGGTTACAAATAAAGGGGTTTATAAACATACTTCAGAAAATGCTACAGAAGCCACCTCTGAAGAGATAAAAGATTTGATCCAAATGGAAAAAGACAGAGCTGAAAGCTACACACAAAGGTTATTAGACCACATGGCTTTTAATTCTAATACTTATCCAGAATGGACATCAAATAGTAATGAGGATGTAAGTCCTCAGTATCAATCATTTAACACTGACTGGGTATTATGAGCTTTGGAGAAATATATAGCGAATCGTGGTTTGGTCAAGCAAATGATGCTGGTGGATGGGGGTCAATATACCCTTTTGATGCAGATGGGTCTTTACTATTAGTTGATACAACTAGTATTACTTCAGATAGTACAGCAATTACTGCAGATGCAACTCAATATTAATTAATAAATAATAATAAAAATATAATAAAATGGCACAACAAAATTTAAATACTGGAAGCTCAGCGAACGATGGGACTGGCGACTCGCTTCGAGCAGCTATGCTAAAAATTCAGTCCAACTTTGATGAACTCTACGGAGATGAAACTACAGGTGAGGTTACGTCAATAACTGCGACAGCTCCTATTGAAAGGGATCAGGCAGTTGGCGTTGTTACTATATCTCTTGCAGATGATGGTGTTACTTATGCTAAAATGCAAGACACTACAACTGACAATAGAGTTTTAGGAGCTACAACTGCTGGTGAAATTTCAGAGGTTCAAGTGGCTACAGATATGATAGCAGATGACGCTGTTACTGAAGCTAAAATAAATGTTTCAGGAACTGGAACTGCTGGGCAAAATTTGTCTTCAGATGGGTCAGGTGGTTTTACTTGGACTAATGAAGTTGATACAACTTACACTGCTGGTGATGGTCTTACTTTAACTGGCACTGATATTGACTTAGATGCTGCTTTAACTACAGTTACTTCAATTTATAATACAGGGCTAAAAGTTGGAAGAGACTCTGGAGGTGACTGGATTGACTTTGGCACTGATAATCAGATTGACTTTTATGTAGATAATACAAATGACATGAGACTAGAATCTGACGGAGATTTGCATGTAGAAGGTGATGTAATTGCAGCTTCAACTACAATCTCTTCAGATGAAAAATTAAAAGAAAATATTGAAGAGTACTCAGATGCTTTAGACAAAATAAAACAATTAAAAGGAGTTTCTTTTGATTGGAAAAAAGATGGTTCAAAATCTGGGGGTGTAATTGCTCAAGATGTTCAAAAGGTGCTTCCAGAGTTAGTTGAAAATGTAAAAGACCTAAATGGAGATGACTCTCATTTAGCTGTTAACTATAATGGTTTAATAGGGTTGCTTTTACAATCAATAAAAGAACTATCTGACAAAGTAGATAATTGTAATAATTGTAAATAATAATAAATCATGGCAGTAACTTCAAGTGGCGTAATAAAATTAATTGGTGATGTTAATAATGAGATTAACGGAAATATAACTGATACAGATGTATCATTAACTACATTATCAACTGAGGCTGGGCTTTCTGCACCTCATGGATTACAGGAATTTTATGGCTATTCAGCTATTGACGCACCTACAGTTACATGCCAAGCGGCTTCAAGTGTTGCTGGAACTAGTATGACCTTAAATGGGAATGTAACAGCTACTGGAGGTGAGAATGTTAGTCATGGTTTTTATATTGGAACTAACGCAAGTTATGCAAGTAATACCAAAGTAACAGTTGCAACTGGTCAGGGAACTGGTGCTTATACTTATAATGCTACTTCATTAACTGCTGCTACAACTTATTACATTAATGCATGGGCTTCAAACTCTGGTGGTGAAACTGTTAGTAGTCAAGTTACTCAAATGACTTCATTTAGTGCTAGTTATGGAATTGCAGATAATAGAAGTAAAATAGAAAAACAAGACCATTTAGGCTATCCAATGTTAAAGACAGAATATTACGACCCTTCTACTACAAGTTTCATTGAAATAGATTATTCTGAATCTACAGGACCGATATACTCAACTAGTTATGATAATTATTTTAACAATGTTTCAGGTTATTATGGCATAAATGGCTGTAGAGGTAGAAGATATTCTGGTTATGCTTCAGGTGAAAATTGGTATAACATTTGGGACGATACTGCTTCAACTTGTTACCCTAAAATGCATGAAGCTACTAATACAATTACCAGATATACTGCTGGCTCTACGTTTAACTGGTGGTATGGTGTGCAATTTAACGGTACAAGTGATGACCACAAATTGCATGTATATACTAACACAGCTCCGGGATATGACATGAGTGGCTTCCCAAGTTCATTAAATGCTACTGCTAATGGTGGAGGAACTGCGGCTGTTACTTATTCTTCGCAAGCCTATCATGTTCACATAACACATACAGCAGCGGCTACTATGACAAGTGGGGGCGCTTATAATTGTTCATTGACAGTTGAATATTAATAAAATTAAATAAAAATAAAATGGCTTTAAAAGGAAAATTCACAGATTACAAACATAATTCAGGAAAAACAGAAGATAAAACTGTTACAGTTTCTTATCCTTCTAACCTACCTGAAAATGACCCTAATTATGATAAAAGAGGAACTTCAGAAGAAGTTACGCAAACCTTTCCTATTTATGAATCTAAAGTTTACAATGATGTATATGTTAATATAAGTCAAGTAACAGTTCATAGGCGTTTTTCTTATGCTTCAGAAGAAGATGCTGAAGCTGATAAAAAGACAAAATACTATGATATTCAATTTACTTATTGGATTTATGAAAGTGAAGAAAAATCAAAAACAGCAGATGGTAACGATTATATGTTTAGAGAGGTTATAGACCATTATGGTTATGATGGAGACCATAGCAAGTTATTTGAGTTTGCTTATAACTCCTTAAATAACCTTAAAGGGTTTGAAGAATTAGTAAGTGACGAATAATAAATAATGGATTTAAGGATTTACATGGCTTCAGGTTTTGCTTTGCTATTTAGCTTGATGGAAGAGGCTAATGTAATCCTTCAGTTTATTGTTCTGGTTTTAACTATAGTTTATTTATTAATGAATATTAAAAAAAGAAAAAATGAATAATAATCAAGAAGAGAGAAGAGAGTTAAGAGGTTATGTAGGCTCAGGAATTGTGTTTTTATTTGTAATCCTTCTTTTAATATTCCTTTCATATATAGAAATTCCTCAAACCAATAATGACACTTTTAAGTTAATCGTAGGAGCTTTAGTTGCAACTATTGGAGCTTCTGTTTTTGTGTTTATTGGAAAAGATGACACTCAACTTATAGAATTAAAAAGAAAAAATGATGCTTTAGAAAGTAAAGTAGAGCAGCTAGTTGACCAAAAAGACCAACTAGAAAGACTTATAATAAAAATTCAAGACGACCTTATTGACCGAATGTTTTTAAAAAAAGCTCTTGAGTTTGACGATAAAAAAAACAAACAAACAAAATTATGAAAAAGCAAATAGATAATATTAAACAAAAGTATTTAGGACTCTGGGAAACTAACAAGCCAGCTATGATTATGATACATGGTTTTATAGGGCTAGTAATAATTTTCAATATCCTGACTGCTTTCTAATTTTTTATAATGGAAAAAATAAGTGAGCATATAACACTTAGAGAGGCAACTAAATCAAATACTGCATTAAGACTTAACATAAATAACATTCCAAATGATTATCAAACTGGTAATATGGTGGCTATTGCTGTCAACCTTTTCGAGCCTCTTAGAAAATGGGTCGGCGGTCCTATAAGGATTAACTCATTTTTTAGGTCAGAAAAATTAAATGAAGCTATTGGGGGTTCTTATAAGATAGTAAATGGCAAGAAAATTCAGTCAAGCCAGCACTGTCAAGGTAGAGCTATGGATATAGACGACAATTTTGGTCATAAGACTAATGCTGAGATGTTTAATTATATAAGACAAAACCTTAACTACGACCAAATGATTTGGGAGTTTGGAGATGATGCAAACCCTGACTGGGTGCATATTAGTTATGTATCAAAAGACCAGAATAGAGGGCGTTGTCTTAGAGCTGAAAGAATAGATGGTAAAACTCAATACAGGGAAATATGAAAAAGAAATTTAACCAAACTGCAGTAGGAAAATTCTTATTAAACAAAATCCCCTCAGTTGTTTCATCCATAGCCAAAGATACTCCAGTAGGTTCTGTTATAGAAGCTATAATAGGAGGCTCAGATATGTCTGAAGAGGACAAACAAATAGCATTAGAAAAATTAAGGATTGAGAGAGCTGAGATTGATGGTGTAACTAAAAGGTGGGTGGCAGACTCCAAATCAGGTTTTTTAGCGCAGAATGTGAGACCTCTAGTGTTAATATTTTTCTCAGTAAGCTATGTAGTAGGCTGGTATTTAAACTATCCCTTAGACTCAATTACAGGGCTTCTGACAATAGTAATTGGAGGGTACTTTGGGAGTCGTGGAGTTGAGAAAGTGTTTGGGAATAAGATGCATCAATAATGGCTAGAAAAATTATAACAAATTATGTTAAACCAAAACCAAAAAAACGCAAAGGTATCCACTCTAAAAATGCTAGTAAAGGACAGACTGGATATAAAAAGCCCTACAGAGGGCAAGGTAGAATTTAATACATTTTATGGCATATCAAGAAAGACCTAGACTTTCAGGAAATAAATTAGCAGCTTATAATCGTCTTACTAGAGATGAATTAAGAATATTAATAATAGGTGATTTACATGAGCCTTTTACGCATCCAGATTATTTAGATTTTTGCAAACAAACTTATGCTAATCATAATTGCAATAAGGTCATATATATCGGCGATATAATCGACTCACATGGGTGGAGCTACCATGAGCATGATCCAGATGGAATGGGTGCAGGAGACGAGCTTAATTTAGCAATTAGAAAAGTAGCTAAATGGTATGAGGCTTTTCCAGAAGCTGATGTAACAATAGGCAACCATGATAGGCTTGCTTCACGCAAGATGTATAGTGCTGGAGTTCCTCAAAAATTCTTAAGAAGTTATAATGAGATATTAAACACTCCTAAATGGAACTGGGTTGAGTCTATAGAGTATGATAATGTACTATATGAGCATGGAGAGGGTTCTAAGCCTTTTATGAAAGCTAGAAATAATATGCTATCCTCTGTCTGTGGACACCATCATACTGACTGTGGAGTTATGTGGTATGTAGGTAAAAAGTTTAAGGTGTTTGGAATGGCTGTAGGTTGTGGGATTGACATTAAAAGCTATGCTGCTGCTTATGCTAAGAATTTTAAAAGACAAGCTTTAGGGTGTGGAGTTGTTATAGGTGGACATACTGCTATTAATTGCCTCATGGACTTGTAAAGTTTTTAATAAAATGGACACTAAAACAGACACCAAAAAAACAAATCCCTACTATTTATAGGGTTTAACAAGTATAGTTGCAGAGAGGAAGGGACTTTAACACCTTATTTGTATATAAACACAAACAATCACAAACCCCTTATTTCACTTTACTTTACACTTCTTTTTATCTCTTTGTGTATATTTGTGATTATTATTATTTACTTTTATACGGACACCAAAACAGACACCAAATGAGTTTTTTGCTACATGGTAAGTATAATTACATCTTTTTTGTTTATCATATAAATAGTAAAAAATATAGATACAGCACAAATATAAAAATAAATAGAATAGACTGGGACACAAAAACTCAAAGACCTAAAAAAAAGAAAGCCTTTAATAAAATAACAGATACTTTAAATGAATATCAAAGGGCTTATAATATGTTAAAAGAAGAGTATGGTCAAATATTAACAAATAAAATAGTAAGAAGAGAGTTTGACAAGTATTTTAAAAATATAAAACCTACTTCAGTAGAAACTGTCTCAGATTGTTTTGAGAGGTTTATGCAAGAAAAAAAAATAACTGATATTTTAAACAGACAAAGTTTAGTTAAGTATAAAAATATATTAGACAAAGTATTATTATATAAAAAAGACCTAACTTCTTTTGAAGAATTTAACTCAGATTTTTTTATAGGGTTTATTGCTTATTTAAGAAACACTCATAAGCTCTCAGATAACACTTTACATAGACAATTAGGAATTCTTAAGACTTTTTTAAATTGGGCTGTTAAAAGAGGTTATACTGATAATTTAGAATATAAAGAGCATAACATAAAAGAGAGAGAAACGTCTCATGTAGCTTTAACAGAGGATGAGTTAAAAATTATAGAAGAGTTAGAACTTCCAGAAAAGCTGTCTTATTATAGAGATATATTTTTAATTGGTATTTATTCTGGTCAAAGGTTTTCAGATTACAGTCAATTTTCAAAAGCTCATTTAAAAGGGGATCATTTAGAAATAAGACAAAAAAAGACTACTCATATATGTTATGTCCCTTTACATCCTAAACTTAAAACCCTTTTAGAAAAATATGACTATAAATATGGTAAAATAAGCTCTCAAAAATTTAATAAGAATATTCAAAAGATTTGTAAAATAGCTGGTATTGATGATCTTATAATTAAAGATAAGTTTTATGGAAGCAATAAAGTCTCTGAAACTACTCCTAAATGGAAAAGAGTTGGTAGTCATACTTGTAGAAGAACATTTATAACTCTATCTCACCAAAGAGGGATGACTCATAATGATATAATGAGAGTTACTGGAATAAAAGAACCAAAGACTCTACAGAATTATATTAAAAATGATGATGAGAATTTAAAAAACTCAGTTAATAAAATCTGGGGTTAATTCTTTTTAACCTTAGTATAAGTGCCTAGCCCTTTTTGTTCTAGTAATTGTTTAAATAATTTCTCTACATTAACAAGAGTTATCTCTTTAGCTTTCTTATCTCTCTCTTTAGCATAACCTTCAAGACCTCTGCCAAATGCTTTTAAAGCCCTTTTATTTTCATCTAAAGCCCTTTGACCAAGATTTAAAGCTTTGTTAGATTGCTCATGTACAGCTTTTATCATTGCTACACCTTCTATTTTAGTCTGTTCTATTGACTCAACTAAAGCCATACCAGCCTTAAGGCTTTCATCTGCTCTAGCATCTGCTGCTTTTTGAGATTTAACTATAGTGTCCATCATTTTTTGAAAATCTTTTATTGCCTGTAGGTTTTGCTCTTCTTGATTGGCGATAAAATTATTGACTCTAGTATTCATGTTATTAATAGCTGTATCTATTTTTAAATTAACAGAAGCAATTATATCTACATTTAAATCCATTTTTTTATCTAGGTTATTCATAGACTCTTTAATGACATTGTTTAATTCATTTAAAGAATAATCATGCATCTCTAGTTTAGCATTGATTTGACTATTCCTAGCATTATTTGAAAGATCAGCAGATTTTTGACTTTGCATACTCTTACTCCCTGTTACATACATCTCTCCTGATCCCAAAATTACCCAGTCATAACTAAGCTGAGGGAATCTATTTATAATAGCTTTTAATAATTTGTCTGTAGGTTGCTGACCTTTATTTAACACATTATGTATAGCATTAAATGAGGCTAAACCACACTGTCTGGCGAACTCTCTGAGAGGCATTCCTGTTTCATCTATAAATTCTTTTAGTCGCTTACCCTGTGGTTTTATTGTGTTTTCATCCATTGTGTCGATTTTTATGTGTTTTTATTTGGTTATATGTCAATTTAGTGTTATATTTGTATCAAATACATAAATATGATATGTATTATGTGTCAAAAAAGTACACATTGAAAGGAGTACTAAATTGGTATAATTAAGATAGCAAATATGTTACAACCAGAAACAAAACAAATACTAAAAGAACTAAAAGATATTAACATAGAATTAAGTGTGAAAAGGTCGATTATTCATGGAAAAGTTCAGACCATGTTAATAAAAGAGCAAGTTTGCAACCTAAAAAACTACACTGTTATATTATCTGGTCATATAAAAATATACAGAGATTATGATAATACAGCTTGTTTTGAATGTGAAAATCAAGTGACAAAATTGTTCTTTGGAGTTTATAAGAATAAAAAATGTATTAAACATGTATCATTAAAAGATCATTTAGAGATACAGAGGGCTATTGAAGACAAAATTAAAATTATATAAAAATGAAAGAAAACTTTACAATAGATAGAAACACAAAGTTTAAGGACTTTGAAAAGGCTTTAAAAGACATGAGTGACCAGCTTAAAAAATTTAAACAAGCTAGTGATATTAAAGTAAAAGACCCAGTTTATTTAAAGCCACTTCCAGAATTAATTACTAGGACTGAAGCTGGTAGGCATTGTGGAAAGCACATACAAACCATTAATAAGGATATTAAATATGGTAGAATAAAAGAACATATAAGAGGTGATAGAAGCTATGTAGATAAAAATGAGCTTGAAGCCTTTTATGGAATTAAACAATCTAAATAAATAATTATGATACTAGAAATAATAAACTCAGACAATAAAAGATCAGTTTCAAATTACACTGATATTAAAGTAAAAAAAATGTTCATTGAATTCAATGGATATACTATTTACATAGATGACTCCACTGGAAAGATGATAGTGGAAAAATATCCTTCTACAGTAGGAAACTATGGTAAAACAAACAAAGGACCGACTTGGTAATGGATATAGATGACCACTTTGACAGACCAATCCACTGCTATAGCTGTAATTTTTTAAGAGCTACAGAATTATATAGAAACAGTATGGTCTGTAAACAGTGTGAAAAACAGTTAACAAAAACACAATAACAATGAAAAAAATAGATTTAAGAGAAACTTTAAATAGAAAAAAATACTCAACAAAAGCTACAGAGTATATATGGCTTAATCCTAAAATCTCATTCATAGGTTTTGGTTCTGCTACTAGAAACAAATATAATACTGGTATAGGTTTTCTTAGAATTACCAAAAAAGGAGACATAAGGAAAACTAGGAATGGTCAGAACAGATGGTATTTTGGCTGTAATAACAGCTTTACAAAAGCTATAAGTTTTATTAATCAGTATTATGGATTTAAGCTCCCTAGAAAAGACTGGACTAAATACAAAGTGACTTCTTTTAATAGGACTGAGTCAGATGAGCTTATAAAAACTTTATTAAACAATTTACAATTAACACAATGAAAAATTTATACAAAGCACTTGCAGACTTTAGAAAAGACTGCCCAGATTTATACAAAAAAACAAAAGGGTATAATTATGAATATTTGGATTTACCAGATATTATTAAACAAATAACACCTATACTAGATAAGCACAGCATTAGCTTTTCTCAGCCTTTAGCTACAAATCCAGATACACAAAGACTAGCTATTAAAACAACTATACTCCATTATGAAACTGGAGAGATGGAAACTGAGTGGGCTGATATACCAGAAGGTAAATTAAATACCATGAATATTTATCAGTCTCTTGGTAGTGGGATCACCTATTTTAGAAGGTATACCCTTTGTGCAGCTTTGGGAATAGTAGGCTCAGAGGATAATGATGCTTCAGACAAACCTAAACAACAAAATAAAGCACCCCAGCCTAAAAAAATTAACTGGACTGAAAAAGCATTTAAAGATGCTGTTAACAAGCTAATAATAGGAGAAATTCAAGACATAGATGAGCTTAAAACTAAAGTAGAAGTCCCTAGCACAATAGAACAGAGAATATTACAAAGTTTAGAATAAATGTTAGAAAAATTATTAGAAAAAATAAAACTGTATTTAAGTCAGTTCTGTAAAAGAAAAAGACAGCATAAAGAGCAACTGTTTAGTAATATTATGCAGTTAAGGAATGAAATAATAGATATGGTTTTAATGGCTACAGCTAATAAGAAACATTTACCTATAAGAAAAATAAAATTTAAAGCTCAATTAATAAAAAAATATAGTAGAAAATTAAGAGAGTTTATTTAATGACAGTATAAAGGGAGCTGGCAAAGAGGTTTAAAAAGCTCCCTAAATACTAAAACTTAAAAATTATGAATAGAAAAATTGAATATTATTTAAACCCTAAAAGACTAGCAATTTTAGAAGAAGAAGGTGTGGATGTGTTTGATGGTAGAACTCAAGAAGTACTAGACTGTAAGACAGTTTTTATGAATTCTGTTTTACATTGTAGCAAATTAAATAATGAAGAGTTAAGCTTAAATCAAAAAGACTTAGCAGAGTATTTAGGGATAGTAGAAAGTGAAGTATACAGGCTTTTAGAGAGACATAGTAAAAGACACAAAGAGTCTGAAGATTACAGACTTTTGTCAGATAAATGGAAGGAAAAGTTTTGTGGTTTTGATGGGTGTGATGTAGAAGATGTTTACACAAAATTATTAATTCATACTGCAAAAAAGAATTCTGAGAGAATAAACAAAAAGATTTTTAATCTGGGTGTAGAAGTTGGATATATAACAGATGATGCCCATAAAGAAAACTTAAGTAAAGAAGAACACTATATAGCAAATAAACAATATGAATAAAGCACCAGCCTTTCAGTTTTATGCTCAAGATTTTTTAACAGGAGTTACTGAATTAAATATGTTTGAGAGAGGAATTTACATAACATTACTAGCCTATCAGTACACTAAAAAAATAAGTATTGAAGGATTACAATTATGTAAACCCTTAGAAAAAGATAGGTTAAATCAAATAGTATTTATGAGCTGGGAGGATGTTCCATTAAAAGTAAAAGAAAAATTTGAGGACTATGGGGATACTTTTGAGAATTTAAGGCTCTCAGATGTAGTCAGAAAGCAAGAGGAATTAAGGGTTTTAAGGTCAGAACAAGGTAGAAAAGGAGGACTAGTTAAGCAAAAAGAAAGCAAAACAGTAAGCAAAAGCAAAGCAAAACCTAAGCCTTCATCTTCATCTTCATCTTCTACTTCTATTACTACTACTAATTCTAATTCAAATAAAAGTGTACCCACCCTTCAAGAATTTATGTTATATGCTAAAAATATTTACATAAAAAAAGAAAAAGACCCAGAGCCTTTTTTGCATGCTATAGAAGCCAGATATGATACATGGAAGGATGATGGCTGGAAAAATGGTTATGGAAAGCCAATTAATAATTGGAAAAATACATTAAGAAACACATTACCTTATTTAAAACCAATATATAATGACAAAACCAAAAGAAGAAAAAGGAGTTTATCAGATGATGACCTTGCCAGTATTGCAGCAAAATTATCAAATTGAAGCTTTAAAAGAACAGTATCTGGATGTAAAAATTGGAGATATTAATGACCCAAAATTAACTCCAGAACAAAAGGCAGAAATAAAAAAACAGATTGATAATCTTTTAGAAATTGCTACAAGTATTATAAAGACCTTTAATAGCACACCTATAACTATAGATGAAGCTATACAAGATAAAACACTTCCAACAATAGGCAGAATTAAAAAGGAAAACCATTTAAGAGCTGAAGGGCTAATAGAAGCATGGATATTGACTTTAGAAAACTATATGCCAGCAAATTTTGAGTTTATGTCTTATGAGCAAATCAGTTTTTGTGCAAGAGATATTGTTTTAAATTATCAGCATTTAAGGCTTTCAGATTTAACTGTAATCTATAGAGACATAGTTAAGATGAAAAAGTATGGCAGCTTAACCATAGACAATATCCTAGATGCTTTTAGGGATTACTCAGAACAAAGGACTAGTAGATACCAGCAGGGAAAATATAGACACAAATCAACTGCTGAAAATTACAACAAAGTACTTATAGAAACAGATAAAATATTAACAAATAAAACAACTAAATAAATTATTATGATAGACACTATAGATTTAAAAAACAAAGTTTACTATGCAATCATGGATAAACTTCCAAAGAAAAGAAAAACTGTATATCAGTTAATAGAACACAATCAACCTTGTACAGCTAAAGAAATATCTGACAAGTACTACATTCCTATTAATGAAGTGCATCCAAGAATAACAGAATTAAGAAAGTCAGGATATATAACAACTGCTGGAACTAAAAAAAGTAACAGAACAAAACACCAAAATACCTTATATAGATTAGCTTCAGAAGAAGAGAGAGATCAATACATAAAGTCTACACTTACAGACATGAAGTCTGAAATAGACAAACTAACTGAAGATTATATATTAAATGAATTATCCTCTTATGGAAAAAAAGAGTTAAGAAAAAGAATAAATAAACTAGAATGGCAATATAAAAAATTACAAAATGAAGAATAATATTTTAGAATTAAGCAGTCAAGAATTAACAGGACAGATAATACACATAGGAAAAGTTGAGCATTATGGGAATCAAGACAGACCTTTTACAAAACAGAAGTTTGTAGTAAGAACTTATCCTAATCAAAATAATTATACAGAAAGTATAACCTTTGAATTGCACAAAGACAGTATAGCAGAATTAACAAGTTATGCTGTTGGAGCTGTTGTTACTGTAACTTATTTTTTAAAAGGAAAAGAATGGATAAGCCCAGAAGGTGAGACTAAATATTTTAATTCTTTAAAAGCAATGGGTATATCTACTTATGTAGGTAATACAGAATGGGCTGAAATTGAAGATACTAATTTAAGTGGTCTGAATAAAGAAGAAAAGAGTGAAGATGTCCCATTTTAATAACATAGGTGTGACCTACCTTAAAAGGTTAATTAATGTTTTTTCATATTGTTTGTTTAAGACCCCCTCGCAACTCATCATAGTTATTATAGATTTACTTAACCAGAGGGGGTTTTTTTATTATCTTTAAATTATGAAAGACAAATACATAGACAAAGACACAATAGTAACTGGGATATATTGCAAGAAATGTAAAAAATCATTTAGTGTAAAAGCCTTTGACCATTTAGGTATGAATAAAGAGAAAGTAGCTTATGGATGCCCAACTTGTCAAGATCATATTAGACCACATAAAAGCTGGCTAGCTAATCCAGTTCCTTATGAAACAGATGATTATAAAATTATAGGATGAGTATATTTGACCATTCACATTTAAGCCCTGAAGTAAGAAAGTTACTAGAGGATAAGCTTAAAAAAGAATTTAACAAAGAAAAGTATAAGAAGCCCAAAAAGAAGAAAAAATAGACTTCATTCTTTTTTGTTAATAAAACACCCTTATTGTTAAAAGTATAACCTTGACTGGAACGTAAATTTCTTTATAGTTTTACGTTACCTCTTTGCCATATATCAGTATGGCAATAAATAAGACATTAAAAAAGAAAACACTATTGCAACTTAAAGCAATAGCAACTAAGCATTTCAATAAGTTTATAAGAGATAGGGATAAGGATAAGCCTTGTATCTCATGTGGAAAACATACAACCCTTCAGGCTGGTCATTTTTATTCTGCTGGCAAACATTCTTCAGTAAGGTTTAATGAGGATAATGTGCATGGGCAGTGCGTATCCTGCAATTATTTCAAAAGCGGAGACCTTTTAAATTATAGAACTAACCTAATAGAAAAAATAGGAGTAGATAGATTTGAGAAACTAACACTTAATGTTATGCAAACTAAACAAACAGGCTACAAATTTGATAGGTTCTTTTTAATTGAGGTTATAGAAAAGTACAAAGCACTTAATAAACTTCAAATACTATTACCATTAATTTTTTAAAATGACAAGAAAAGAGGCAATGTATTATATAGCTAGTAAATACAATAAAATAAAAGAGATTGTTAAAGGTATTGAAACTAAATACTTTTCAAATGAAAAAGGGATGTATCATGAGGATATAACTCAGGATATGTTTCTTAAAATCCATGAAGAGCTGCAAAAAAAACAAGAGGACTCTGGAGAGATCAACAAATTCATAGACCGATACTTTAATCCTAAATCGTTTAATATATATACAATGGTCAAAAACTTGTTTATAGATAACCTCAGAAGAGAGAACAAATATACAAGATTTGACTATAGTAAATTAAGTAAAAGAGAAAAGAAAACACTTATAGAACAGGCTAAAGATGCAGAGCTAGAAAGTGCTAAAAGTATTGAAGAAAAGATAGATGAGTATGTAGATACCTTTTACTGGTTTGATAAAAAGCTCTTCAATCTTTATAGATATGAATTTAAAGCCCATCCTACAGAGATGAGCAAAAACACAAAGCTTTCAGTTTCTACAATATATAGAACTGTTAAAAGATGTAAGGTGAGAATAAATGAAAAACTAAGAAAACAATATTATGAAAAGTAAAGGACTTGGAGACACGATAGAGAAAATAACAAAAGCCACTGGCATTAAAAAAGTAGTTGATACAATCTCTGAAGTTACTGGAAAAGATTGTGGCTGTGATAGTAGAAAAAAAGCTCTTAATAAGCTCTGGACATATAAAGGGAGGCTTGGACAAGATGACTTTGAATACTTAGAGCATTTTTTTGAGAATTATAATGGCAATAGGTTAAAGGATAATGAACAGAGAGATAGGCTATATGTAATAAGTAATACTGTTTTTAATAGAACAGACAAGCCTACAAGCTGCTCATCATGTTTAAGAGAATTGGTTGAGAATCTTAGAAAAGAATACCAGAGATATCTATGAAAAAACTAGAGAAAATATATAAGCTTAGAAAACATCCTAAGAATCCTAGAATTATAAAAGATGCTAAGTATAAAAAGCTATTAACCTCATTAAAAGAGTTTCCAGAGATGATGGAGCAAAGACCATTAATAGTAAATAATGACTTAGAAGTTCTAGGAGGCAATATGAGACTAATTGCAGCTAGAGAATCTGGACTCAAAGAAGTGTGGATTGATAAGGTGGACTGGTCAGAGGATAAACAAAAAGAGTTTATGATAAAAGATAACTCTTCTTATGGTGAATGGGACTGGGATGTATTAGCTAATGAATGGGAAGTAGATGATCTTGAGCAGTGGGGTGTTAATGTCCCTACTATTAAAAATACTGAATTACTATCTAAGCTAGAATACAATCCAGTATACTATGAGCCAGAAAATAATCCAGAAATAAAACTAGAGGACTGTATTGACCTAGATAAATATAATGCAAAACTCCAGGCGTTAGAGGACTTTGATTTGACAAAGAAACAAAAGCAGCTCTTAAAAATGTTTGCCTATAGGTTTATAAAAATAGATTTTGAAAATGTAGCTAACTACTATCATTATAATGCTACTGAAAAAGAACAAAAAGCAATAGAGAGATTAAGACTGGTTTTAACAGATAATGGAATAGGCGGATTTATAGAAGATGATTTGCTACAAATAATGGGTATAACTGAAGATAATATTAAAGACAATGATTGATATATTTATTCCTAGCTACCATAGACCAAAAAACATAAAGACTGCAAAGTACTTTAAAAAGCTAGGCTATGATATTGAGAAAGTCCATGTAGTTATAGATGACCAGACAGATGATACTCAAGAGTACATAAAAGAAACAGAAAAGCTAGGATGTAATCTACATATTGTAAACATGGATGAGGCAATTAAAAAATATGATTATGTACACATCCCAAATAAAGCTAGAAGGACAGCAGGACAGTTTAGGAATCAATTTTATGACTTAGCTAAAAAAAATGGAATAGACTTTTTTATAGTTATTGATGATGATACAAACCACTATGAGGTTAAACCCTTTGGAGTATATAAAAGGACAGCAGAATTAAAAGAAGTCAAAGAAGTTTACAAAGGTGTAAAAGAGTTTATGATTAAACACAAAATAGGATGCTTTGGATTAAGTCAAACTGGAGACATGTTTGAAGTTCCAAATCTTAAAGTACTAAGAAGTAAAGTTATGAATACAACTTTTTATAACACCAAATATATTTACAGAGGTGAAAAAGGTTTGCAGGATGAAGATACTAGTCAATTTGTAGGGATCATGAATGAAGGACTCTTTACAGGCAGTTTAGCTTCAGGACTTGTGTTAAGTCAGATGCCTTCTGCAAAACAAAAAGGAGGTTTGACAGATAGTTATAATGAAAATGGATTACTAAGTAAGTCTCTTATAACTCCTATTCAGTTTCCAAGTGCTATTATAGCACAGAAACAAAAGAAAAATGGAGCAAGGTTACATCATAGAATATATTATAGGTACTTAAATCCAAAATTAATAAAAGGAAAAAGAAACAATATTGGATGGGATACATACCCAGAAGATGTGCCTTTTACAAATCAACCTAAAAGAGTATGAGATGGGAATTAAATATAGGACTGTATCTAGGATTGCTCTTAGGTTTTAGAGTTTATGAGCAAGAGAATTGTACTGACTATGTAGCTTACTTCTTACTCTTTGATATTTGTTTAACAGTTTACAATAAATAAAATGGATAAAACAGACTCAAGATTAATGATTGAATATTATATGGATGTAATAGAAAACTCTAAAAATCCTAGACATGTATTATATGCTCAAAACATGCTGACTTTTCATTTAAATAAAATAGAACTAGATACAGATATGGTGAAACGAATTAAAGAGAATGCTACAAATATGGCTTAGAAAAAAATACAGTGAAAATACAGTGAAAAAATGGCAAAAGAAGATAATTTAAAATCATGGAAAAAAGGGCAATCTGGCAACCCTAAAGGTAGACCAAAAGGGGCGAGAAATTGGAGTAAGGTTTATATGGAATTACTAGAGCTAGAGAGTGAGATTATGAACCCAATTACAGGAAAAGCACAAAAAGTAAACCAATTTGAGAAAACAGTAATAGCTCAATTTAAAGAAGCTTTTAAAGGGAATGTAACAGCTCAAAATCAAATAATTGAAAGGGTGTTAGGTAAGAACAAAGAGACTATTGATATTAATGCAGACATTCCTAAAATAGATATTACAAAGCTTTTCCCACCTCCAGATGAGTATTGATGTAAGATTAAACCCAATTTACAAACCTCTATTTGCAAATGAGAATAGGTATTTTGTAATAACTGGAGGGAGGGGTTCTGGTAAGTCATATATGACAGGGGTCTTTTTATTAACCTTAATGTACTGGGAAGCTGGTCATGTAATCCTCTATACTAGATATACTTTAAGAGCAGCTAGTGTTTCAATCATCCCAGAGTTTAAAGAGAAAATAGAGCTACTAGGTTTAGAGAGTTTGTTTTATGTAACCAGAGATGAGATAGTAAATAAGGTTAATGGAAGTAAGATAATATTTAGAGGGATCAAAACCTCTTCAGGAGACCAAACAGCAAACCTTAAATCTTTACAAGGTGTAACTACTTGGTGTATGGAAGAAGCTGAAGAAATAGATGAGGAATCTTTTGATAAAATAGACTTATCAGTAAGAGAAAAGAATAAGCAAAACAGAGTGATCCTTTTACTTAATCCAAGTACTAAAGAGCATTTTATATATGGTAGGTTTTATGAAGACAAAGGAGTACAAGCTGGAAGTAACTTAACCAAAGGTGATACTACATACATCCATACTACTTATTTAGATAACATAGAAAACCTCTCTGAAAGTTATGTTAAACAGATTGAGGATATGAAAGCTAGAAGACCTTTAAGATATAAGTCTGTAATAGAAGGTAACTGGCTTGAAAAAGCAGAGGGTGTTATATTCACTAACTGGAAACTAGGTAAGTTTAAAGAAGTATCTAAGGCAGTGTTTGGCGCAGATTTTGGTTTTGCCTCAGATAGTAATACTTTAGTGAAAACCTCAATAGACAAAGACAGGAAAATAATCTATGTTAAACTCTGTTTCTATTTACCATCTTTAACTACTTCTGACCTTAGAGGACTGTATAAAAAACATGCTGGAGACTCTCTAATTGTAGCAGACTCAGCAGAGCCTAGATTAATACATGAACTTAAATCTACATGTAATATAATTCCATCAATAAAAGGTCAAGGGAGTATTACTTATGGAATCTCTTTACTACAAGATTATGACCTAATCATAGATGAAGAGGATAGCACTCACCTAGTTAAAGAATTAAACAATTACAGTTGGCTTGAAAAGAAGTCAAAAACACCAATAGACAAATATAATCATGCAATAGATGCTTTAAGATATGCTATAAGCTATCAATTAAAGAACCCTAATGCTGGTGAATATCATTTAATGTAAAATAGTAGACCGAATATATAAAGATGAATCGTTTTAATAATATAACATTTTAAGTTATGGCAATAAAGAAGTTAGTAGTACCTAATGATATGTCTGAAATAACACTAGGGCAATATCAAAAGTTTGCAAAAACAGTTGAGAAAAAGAATGAAGAGGAATTCTTGCAAAAGAAAATGATTGAAATATTTTGTGACATAGACCTTAAAGAAGTTAGTCAATACAAATATTCAGCAATAAAAAAGATCACCAAAATACTCTCTGAGATGTTAGAGCAAAAACCTAAACTCAAAATGAGATTTAATTATAAAGGAAAAGAGCTAGGGTTTATTCCTAAAATAGAAGACCTAAGTTTTGGAGAGTTTGTTGATTTAGATATGCTAATGAAAGACTGGGATACAATGGATAAGGCTCTAGGGATATTATACAGAGAGATTGAAAACAAGTTTAGTGAAAAGTATACCATAGTAAGATATAATGCAGATAAGATTGAAGACATGAGAGGGATGCCACTAGATGTTGCACTAGGTGCTATTTTTTTTTTGCAGAATTTAAAAAAAGAACTAATGAATCATACCCTAAGTTATTCAGTAAAAGCTCTGAAGAGTATGACACCACAGCAGAAGGAACTTTTGCAGAACAGTATGGATGGTTCGGGAGCTTCTTTGCCATTAGTAATGGAGACATTACAAAGTTTGAAGCTATAGAGAAAATGTCTATGAGCCAATGCTTAACCTATTTAAGTTTTGTTAAAGAGAAAACAGAGCTTGAAGCTAAAAAGATAAGAGATGCAAGACGGAGATAAACAGGATTTAATAGACTCATTATATGAGAGAATGCTCTTAGATGATGATGAAGAAATTGTATTAAGTGATGGGTTTGAAGAGGCATTAATAGGAGTATCTGCTTCTGAGCCTAAGATTGCTATATATGATTTTTGGAAAGCTATTGATTGTATAATGAAGTCTAATGAGAACCTAGATTTTGACCAAGCTTTAGAGTGGCTAGATGATTTTGCTAATGCTAAAATAGAAACACTAGAACAGTTAACACCAATATTTGTTAAAACATTATGAATACATATTTTAAAATAATTGAAGACCTAAAGACTATAGCTATTGCTGAGCCTTTTGTGAATACAGTAACTCAAGGTGACATAACAGAAATAGACCTTAACAAAACCACAATATTCCCTCTTTGTCATTTAACTGTCTCTGGAGCAGATGTGCAAACCAATGTAACCACTCTAAATATATCTGTAATTCTAATGGATATTGTAGACCATTCAAAAGAATCCTCATCAAGTGATATAAGAGGCAATAATAATGAGATGGATGTATTGAACACTCATCTAGGAGTAGCAGCTAGAATACAGGCAGCTATAGCTAGACAGTCAGCATATAGAGACCAGTATGAATTATCCAGTAGCTTTTCATGTGAGCCTTTTACAGAGAGGTTTGAGAATAACATGGCAGGATGGGCTATAACATTTACAATTATAATACAGAACCCTATGACTAGTGCAGTATAATGAATAATGAAAAGTTAAAATATTTTAAAGAAGGTTTAAACAGATTTGGCAAAGCAGTAATATCTGGAAGTTTAAAAGAATTAAAGAACCAGAAAAAAGGTAGTGGCAATTTAGCTAAGAGTTTAATGTATAAACCTAGAGTATATCAAAACAGCCTCTCTTTAGAGTTTATAATGAATGACTATGGATTATTCCAAGACAAAGGTATAAAAGGAGTTGGAGGTGTTAGAAAAACTACTAGCACTTTTAATAGAAGAAATAACAAAGGTAAAATGTGGAAACAAAAAGGAAAAAACAGCCCTTTTAGTTTTAAAAAAGATAAAAAGCCCTCTTCTAAACACTTTAAAGACTGGGCTAGTAAAAGAGGATTGAATGCTTTTGCTATTAGGGAGTCTATTTTTAGACAAGGGATAGCTCCAAGTTTATTCTTTACAAAACCTTTTGAAGCTGCTTTTAAAAACCTACCAGATAATCTAGCTGAAGACTTTGCTTTAGACCTAGAGAATTTTATAGAATTTACAACTAAAGATTTTAATAAGAAATTTTAATAAGAGATGAGTACAAAAATAAATGTAAGAAGCCCTTTTTATTTAAGCTATGCAGAGCCTACAGTTCCAGAACCAACTTTCAGTTGTTTAATAGCAAATCCTACAAGTAAAAATGATGGTACTGCTAACCAGTTTGATGTAAACCAACAAGGTGTAATAACACTCCCAGACTTAGAGTTTGGAAACATATTAAGTATAAGCTCTTCAGACAGTGGCTTTTCAAACAACAAATATGCTACTGTAACTACAGATACAACTAGAACCATAACACTAGAGATAGCAATACCTACTGGATTTTCTAATACTTCAGATGCTACTTTTAATTGTGATGTTACAGCTACTCAACCCCCCTATCAACCAGCAGCAGTACCTCCTACAGGGCAACCAGCTCAAACTTGTTCTGGAGGGCCGACAGTTAGTAGCAGTATACCAGCACAAACATTAGCTGCTGGAAGTGGGTCAGTTACAATAGACCTTGCTGGGTATTTTAGTGGAGAGACAGGATTTAATATTAATAACTATTATACTAATACAGTAACTCACTCTTTATCTGGAAGTAATTTAACACTATCAGCTCAATCAGTTTGTGGCACTGTATCTGTCCATGTAGAGGCTTACGATAATGCTAGTAATTCATGTACTGCAGTTAGTTCAATTTCTGTGACAGTAAACAACTGCTCAGCTTTTGGGTGTTCTCAAGCTGCTTTCTCTCAAGGGTCAATTACAGCAAGTGGGACGATAACAAACCCAAATAGTGCTGCAGTAATTGCTGGAATAAGTGAAACAAATGGAGGGTCTTTAATTACAAGCTATAATGCAAATAGTGGTTCTACTAGTAGGTCAGTTACTCTCTGGTGGAAACTTACAGCACCTTCAAATTATTCAAATGCTGGAAGCTCTGTATGGTGTTCTTTTGCTTTAACACAAGATGGAACTTCAGCCTCAACTTTCTCATGTACTGAAGCTGGTTTATATGGTCAGCAAATCTCTTCAGATGGTATTGTAAACTCTGGAAGTGCTAGAGAAGGAACTATTGTCAACTTCACTCCAGCTAAATATCAAACAGTAAGTACTGATACAGCTAGAACAAATTTAGATATAGTAGTTACAGCTCCTTCAGGATATTCTAACGCTGGAAGCCCTATTACTTGTACAATACCTTCAGTAACTCAACCAGCTTTTATTGCTAGTTGTGGCTCAAATACTTTCTATATAAGCAGAGGTAAAGTACAACCAGATGACTTTTGTGATGGGTCTTATGCAGCAACTAGAGCAGTAAAACTTGACTGGGCTTATATAGATACAGCTCAAGGTCAAAGAGTATGTCTTAACAATAGTGCTTACAATGGGAACAACCTATATTATGCAGTTAGTGCAAATAGTGTAGATGTAGGGCAAGGCTCAGGATGGTTTGCTACATGGCAAATAGACTCAGAAGGAATAATACAAGAAGTACATCCAGTACAGTGTTTAGGATCAGTTAAAATAGGAGGACCGTTATAAAATTAAAATAAGATGGCATTAAAAACAGCAGAATTACAATTATGGGTATATACAGGAACAAGTGGATCATATACTGGAGACCCTACTTATAAAATAGAAAAAGACATAATATCAACTCAAAGCAAAATAGTCTTTGAAATTGGAGAACTAATAAGAGACTATATAGATATAAGTTTTAACAATGATTATCTATGTAATGCAGTCTGGGCTACAGCAGTTACAACTCTCTTTGATGAGGATGGTGTAGCTTATACTTACAGTAATCCAGTTTCAAATACCTATATAGCTTTAGATGGTTATGGGCTTTTTGAGGATGGTGTAAATCCAGAACTAGATAGACATGCTTTAATAAGTGCTAATAAGATATATCTACCAGAAGACACTGCAGGCAAGCTCCCTATTTTTGCTGAAGGTGTAGGTAAGGTTGTAATTGACTCAGCTACAACTCAGATTACTGATAGTGGAAACTCAAATCAAAAGGTGCAATACATTACAATACCAGCTAACACCTCTACTATTTTAGTTTATGATACAGATGATACTACCCTCCTTAAAACAATAACTGTAGAGAATCAATGTGAGCCAAAGTTTACTCCAATAAAAGCTACTTTCCAAAATCGTTATGGAGCATTCCAAGATGTCTACTTTTTTAAGAAGACTATTGAGAGAATGGATGTAACAGATGAGACTTATAAAAGAAATACTATGAGTAATAGCTCTGTATCTTATAACACCTATGAAGCTCAAACCAAAAGATATAATGTAAATGGTAAAACAAGCCTTACAATGAATACAGGCTTTGTAAGTGAGGATATTAATACAACTATTGAAGAGATGTTTTTAGCTGAAAATATTTGGCTAAGGTGGGAATCTAAAACCCTTCCAGTTAATATAAAATCAAAACAATATCAAACTAAAACCTCTTTAAATGATAATATGATAAATCACACTATAGAGTTTGAGTTTGCCTTTAACAAAATTAACAATGTTAGATGATAGCACTTCAATTATATATAGAAGGTCAAGAGGTTGAGCTTTTTGCAGATGAGAGTATTACACTTACTCAAAGTATTCAAAATGTTAAAGATATAAGTAAGGTTTTTGTGCCTTTTACTCAGAGCTTTAATGTCCCAGCTTCAAGAGTTAATAATAAGATATTTAAACACTTTTATGATTACTATATAGATGGCTTTGATGCTAGAACTAAAAAAGAAGCTCAACTGTTTTTAAACTATAAGCCTTTTCAAAATGGTAAAATAAAATTAGAGGGTGTAAGTCTAAAAGATAACAAAGCAGAAAGCTATAAAGTTACTTTCTTTGGTAAGACAGTAAATCTTAGTGACTTACTAGGTGATGCCACTCTTAACAATTTAGACTTATTAAATAAGGATTTTAAGTTTGAGTATTCAGATACTAATATACTTAGCATGATGAGTGATGCTGTAGATATTACTTCTGGTTATGAAACTTTTGAGGATGCTTTACTTGTTCCACTTATCACTCATACTGATAGGCTGTTTTATGATACCTCAGCTAATGATGCTAACACTGGTAATATAGCCTACTCTGCAACTTCAGACATTCATGGTGTTAATTATTTACAGCTCAAACCAGCTATAAGAGTTTATGCTATAATTAAAGCTATAGAGCTTCAGTATTTTAAATCTCAAGGCATTATTATAAGTGAGGATTTTATTAATAAAACAAACCTCCCTTTTTATAATTTGTATATGTGGTTACATGCTAAAACAGGAGGTCTTATAGAAACTAATGAGGCTATAGCTGTTATGTTAAAAGGGTATACAATTACAAACCCTAAAAGTCAAGGTCATAGAAAAATGGGAAAAGCTAAAAGCTCTTCTTTTGAAACATATACCTCTGGATCATCTAAAAAAGTAAGTATTACTATAACACCTTCAGACCTTACAGTTGAATATGACTTTATAATTAAGAAAAATGGTGAAGAATTCTATAGAAGCAAAGGTTTAACTGGAGTTAATAGTGATATTAAAGATTTATCAATAGGTAAAGGTGCTGCTGAGTGGACATTCTTTATAGAAGCTAATACTGCTTTAAGTTTTAATGTTTCATTTAATGCTTTTAAGCCTTATGGGTGGAATCAAACAAGAAGAATAGAATGGACTGCTACAGCTTCAGTATTAAGTAATCAGCAAGTTACTGCTGGAGAGGTTATGCCTAAAATGAAAATCCTAGACTTCTTAACCGGGATATTTAAGATGTTCAATTTGACGGCTTATATAGACCTAGATAATGTACTACATATAAAAACTTTAGACCAGTTTTATAATGATAGTGACAACTATTATGATATAACTAAGTTCTTAGATAAAACCTCATCTCAAGTTGACTCAGTAATTCCATTTAAACAAGTCAATTTTACTTATGAAGGTAAAACTAACTTCTTTGCTGCAGACCATGAAGAGAGGTTTAAAAAAGGATGGGGTGATTTAAAGTATAGCTCTTCAGATACAGATGGTGGAGTTTATGAAATTAAGCTGCCTTTTGAACACATGAAATATGAGAGACTTATAGATGCTAATACTAGTGTGAGTAGCCCAACTAATAGAACCCAGATACAGTGGGGATGGTCTGCTGATATTAAAAAAGAAGCTACAATAGGTAAACCCCTACTCTTTTATCCTCAGTTAAGAACTGGAGGTGTTTGTGTTATAAATGCTAGTAATGCAAAAGTTCAAAAAACTAGTGCTTATTGTCCTAGTAATTCATTATACACTTTATTAAGTTATACTACTTCAGGAACTTTAAAAGATGCTAACTCAGAAAATATAAACTTCAACGCTGAATTTAATGAGTATCTATTTGAGTATGGTTTTCAAAAAACCTTATTTAATGAATATTACAAAAGTTACATAGAGGATATTTTCAGACAAGACAGAAGGCTAACAAAAGTCAAGGCATATATTCCTATGAAGTTTTTACACAAACTCACTTTAGCAGATAAGCTAATTATTAGAGATAGGGTTTATAAAATAAACAGTTTAAAAACAAATTTTGAAAATGGATTGTCTGACTTAGAGCTTATCAATGTAGTAGATGAAAGACCAATTATAGAAAGCTTTACTGAGCTTTTAGGGAGTGTAGATAATACTTTTACAACCTTAACTTCAGACTCTACTTTAGTTACTATAGATGCTACTGCTGATTTTAAAGGTTTTATTTTACCACCTATAACAACTAAAGTGCCTACAGCTATTCCTAGTAATAAGCCTATCCCAGTAGCCAATGTCCCATGTACAGTAACTGCTCCTACTATCACTTTACCAACTCAGGAAACTAACACCTCAACAATAGTCAAATTTAAGTATACAGTTTCCAGTTTAGGTAAAATTTGTGATGCTTCAAAAATGGAATCAGTAGGCTTTTTATTTGCTGATACTGAAGCTGCTCTAAAAACAAGTGATGATGTAGATACTTTGATAGGTACTACTGGAGTTACAAATAGAAACTTTTTACAAACAGATACAGGAACTTACAGCACTGAAATATCTGGACTTACAGACCCAGATACTAAATACTGGAGGTTTTATGCTAGAACAAATACAGATGGTGCTTATGACAAAGCAGATGCTATCTCAGATGTTTATGCATCCTCAACTTTTGTCTCTGTTAGCTATAGTACTACAGCTACAGCTACAAGGTATCAACTTTATGATGTTAATGCTAGTGCTACAAAAGGAAATATTAGAACTATTAGAATTATGGATTTATCAGGAACTTTAATTGACTACAAAGGTATGGGTGGCTTTCTAAATATAAATAGTAAGATAGTGCCTTATGTAGTCGAAGGTTTACCCTACACCTTTACAGCAAATGGAATCTCTACTTGGACTGGAATATGGGGTTTTGCCACTCAAACTGGAATACACTACCACGCCACCTCAAGAACAGAAGCTGAAAAGTTGGCAAAAGTTGGCAATACTTTAATATCCTCTAGTAAAAAAGTAGCCTTTAATAATAGAGTCACTGGTACTGAAGGTACAAGTAATACAGGTGGTCTGCACCCTTTAAGATATGAAGGTTATGCTTTATATGATATTGACTCCGATTTATACAACCCCCCATTACATGCAGATGGATTTTATGCAGTCTGGGAGCATGACGAGAATGGAGTATATGCTTGGTATGTAACGAAAAACAGAAACGCTGTACAATGGAATCAAGGTATAAGTGTAGAGTTAGTAAATGGGATAGTAACAAATAAACAAAGATTTACATAATGAATGAGATAATACAATTACTAGAAGTGGTTAAAGAAGACCCAAAGAACTTAGGAGAGCTAAGCAAAATAGCTTTAGGTAAATACAAGCTCCCTACAAGTTTTAAAGAGGGAATAGAACAATTAAAATATATATAAAATGAGTACAATAGTCAATGTTAGAGTTGATGCTAACACTAAAGATGCTACTAAGAATGTAGGCAAGTTTAATGATAAGTTAAAAGACACCTCAAAAGCAACTAAGGATGTTCAAGCTGATTTATCTGAAGTTAAAAACCAAGCTGATGCTGCTACAGGAGGTGCTATAAGTAAATTTAGAGGACTTATAGGGACTATTAAAAATGTAAGTAAAAGCTTTGTCACTTTAAAGGGAGCTATTGTTGCTACTGGTCTAGGAGCTTTAGTTTTAGTTATTGGCTCAATAGTTCAAGCCTTTAGGTCTTCAGAAGAAGGACAGAATAAGTTTGCTAAAATAATGGGTATTATAGGCTCAGTTGTAGGCAACCTTACTGATAAACTTTCTGACTTAGGAGAAAAAATAATAGAGAATCCTTTAGAGCTGATCTTTATGCCTCTTAGAGGGATATTAAAAAGACTAAAAGCTCTATTAATGTTAGTGCCTAATTTAGGGAAAGCATTAAACCTTGTTTTTAAAGGTAAGTTTGAGGAGGCTGGTACTATTGCAGCAGATGCCTTTTTAGCTATTGGTACTGGGGTTGAAAATACTACTGAAAAAATAAAAGAGTTTGGAAAAGAAGTTATAGAAGATGGTAAAAATGCTGCTAAAGTTGCAGATGCTAGAGCTAAAGCAGACAAAGCCTCCAGACAATTAACTATTGAAAGGGCTGAGGCTGATAGAAAAAGAGCAGAATTATTAGAGAAAGCTGTAGACAAAGAAAACTTTAATACTCAGCAAAGAATAGAATTTCTAAAACAAGCTGGAGCTTTAGAAGAGCAAATAACAAATAAAGAAATAGAAGCTGCTAAATTAAGAGCAGATGCTAAAGTATTAGAAAACTCCTTATCAAAATCCACAAAAGAAGACCTAGAAGAAGAAGCAAACTTAAAAGCAGAGGTCATTAGACTTGAAACTGCTAGGCTTACAAAACAAAAAGAGGTCACCTCTCAAACTATTGCCTTATTAGCTGAAGACAAAGCTGCTAGAGATGCTATTGATGCTCAAAAGAAAGCTGACCAAGATGCTAAAGATGCTGCTGACTTAGAGGCTGCAAAAACTTTAGCTGATTTAAAAAATCAAATAAGAGATGCTGAGGCTGTAAGTGAAGATGAAAGAAGGGCTTTAGAAATTCAAAAAGTACAAGAGCATTACGACAATCTTATTGCACTAGCAGAGCAAAATGGCTTAGATACAACAAACTTAAAAGCTGCTAGAGACAAAAAAATAGATGAGCTTAATAAAGATGCTACTGAAAAAGAACTAGAGTGGGCTGATATAACTACAGAGCAAAAGCTAGATATGGCTAGTGGAGCTTTGAATGATATGGCTACAATAATGGGCAAAGAGAGTGCTGCTGGAAAAGCTGCTGCTGCTGCTGCTGCAACTATCTCTACATTTTCTTCTGCTACTAAAGCTTATGACTCTATGGCTGCTATTCCAGTGGTCGGTCCAGCATTAGGAGCTGTAGCTGCAGGTGCTGCAGTTGTTGCTGGTATGGCAAATGTTAAAAAGATACTATCTACTAAAACTCCAGCAGGAGGTGGAGGTTCTCCTAGTTTAGGAGTTACTGCAAGTGCTGCTCCAGCCTCTCAACCCCCAGACTTTAATATAGTAGGCTCAAACTCACAAAATCAGTTAGCAGAAACTATAGCTGGTAGCCAAAACAAACCAGTTAAGGCTTATGTGGTCTCTAATGAAGTGTCAAGTGCGCAGGCATTAGATAGGAATATAGTTGAAAGTGCATCATTAGGTTAAAATTTAAAAATTAAAATTATGAAAGAATTAAATGAAGACTCAAAATTTCAAATAAGTATTAAATCCTTAATAGCAATAGCTGTAGGGATATTCACCTTAGTAGGTTTTTACTATACTTTGCAGGCAGACATTGAAGAAGCCAAAGAACTGCCTAAACCAGAAGTAAGTAGAACTGAATATGATTTAAAAGACCAGCTTATACGAGAGACTATTTTAAATACAGAAAAAAAGGTGGATGAAAATGGTAAAACCTTAGATAAAATAGAAGAGAGATTATATGAGATTAACACTACAAAAAAGAAGAGATGAATTATATAGCAATTTTAATGATGTTCTT